GTCCAACAAGTTTAATTCAGCAGGTGTAGAGGTTATTGCTGTGTCACTATCTGCTGCTAGAACAGGTAACGTACCACTTTGATTAGGTAGTTTAATTGTTCTATCTGCAGTTGGGTCTGTAATCGTTAGTGTAGTTTCATGGTCATCTGCAGTAGCACCTTCAAACACAATAGCATTAGCTGCATTCATTGTTACTGTGTCTACAACTGTTTGTGTTCCACTTACAGTTAAATTACCTGCTACAGTAAGATTATCACCTATTGTTACTTCAGATGTTCCGTGTCCTATAGTAATTGCTGTACCAGATATACCTGTACCTATAGATACTGATTCGCTACTGTTAGCTGTATCTACAATTAAATATGCATCAGACCCTTGTTTAATTGTAAAGGCAGTAGCTGAGTTATCAGATATAGCTACATTAATATCTGTACCGTCTGCACTAATAGAGTCAAGAGCAATATCACCTACATTAGTTATATCTGCATCACCAAACGATGTGGCAGCTAATGTTGATGCACCTGCAACTGTTAATGTTCCTGCTAAACTTGCATTTGCTCCACTAAAAGTAACTGCAGTAGTTGTACCCGATTTAATTATTAAATCACCAGATGTATTCGTTAATGAACCAAAAGTAGCAGAGGCATCCTGTAATGATATATCACCGCCATCTGCGTTCAGTATTATATCACCTGCAACATCTAGTGTCAAGTCACCAGATGATAAATCTATTTCTGTACCATCAATAGTTATATTATCTACAACAACACCTGCATTAGCTGTAATTACACCTGTTTGTGTTGTTGTACCACTTATTTCTACATTACCGTTTATGTCTATTAAAGTTGAATTAAGTTCTATTTCATCGTCAGCATTAATATCTAAATCACCATCTGCAGGTGAGCCTATGTTAATAGCACTGTCACGAAACTGAACAACCATTGCACCATTAAGAAGCACACCTGTATCTGCAACGTGAGTTAAAGTTACATCTTGGTCAGCACCTAAGTTAATAACTGCACCATCAGCTAAAAATAAATCACTAAATTCTAGTGAGGTTGTGCCTAATGCTGCACCATCAGATGCGTCAGGAACAAATGCTGTTGTTGCTGTAATTGTTGCACCTGATACTGTTCCGCTAAGATTTCCTGCAGTTAGTGTTCCTGTTAAAGTAACGTCACCTGCAAAAAAAGCATCTTTAAATCTAGTTCCAGTGCTACCTAAAGTTATGTCATTATTAGTGACAGGCATTATAGCACCGTCTTGTATACGTATTTGTTCTACTGCAGAGCTACTTACTTCTGTAAATATCCCAACTCTATTATTACTTGTATCTACAACAACTTTGTTAAGAGCATCTGTATCAGCTATCTGTCCTACATATGCACCTTCAGTAGATGAGCCATCGTGATTGTGTCCACCGCTAAATGCAAAGGCTGTAACGATTGCATTAAGTTCTGCGTTTATCGGAGCAGATTTAACAACTTCTCCACTTTGTATGTCTGCTGTATTTGTTCGTGCGTAACCTGCCATTACCTTACATCTCCTAATCCATAAGTAACTGTGTATCCTTGAATACTGTGACTTGCATTTGTATCATCTGTAACATAAGTAAATGCTATAGCTTTACCTGAACCTGAAAATGTCACTGACTCAACTGGTGATGGATTACCATCATATATATCTGTTGTATCATATACTGCTATATTAGTACCGCTATCAAAAAAAGCTCCGGGAGCAGTATTAGACATACTCAAGTTATCTGGTGTGCTTATATCTGTATTATCATAATCATACGTAACAGATAAAGCTATTGAAAAATTTCCTTCTGCACTCATATACGTAGCTGTACTATAATACGTTTTACGTTGTTCAGGATTTTCCATATAAATAAATGGAGTTTTATATATACTTAATATATTACTTGTATCAAATGCACTTCCTGATTCTTGTTGATATACTTTACCGTTTGATGCACCATGTATAATAAATTCTGTTTGACCTACATAACCACTATCTGCACATGTACACTCTAATCCTGATAATTGACCAAACTCAAATGCATATTGTCCTTGATACTCTCTTAACGCTCCAATTAATCCTGCAGACCCTGATGTAGAAAACATATATCTAAATTGTGATTTGGACCTAATAATAACAGAAGATAAATTACTTAATGTCTCACCAACAATCATGTTTTTTACGGTTTGTTGTATGTCTTTAGATATAGTTTCTAAATTAACATCACCAATTTTGTTTGTACCGCCAATAGGTCTAATTCCATCAGGTGAAAGAAATAATAAGTCACCGCCTAATTCTACTACACTATCTGTAGCTAAACAACCTAAATTTGATGTAACTGTTTCTAATGTAAAGTTAGCTGAGTTTTCACCGACTAACCTTTTTATATTATTAGTACCAAAAATATATAGTACGTTACGAAACTTTTTAATAGCTACTATTTCAAATCCTACATTTATAACTCCTGCACCATTAGCAGGTGCAAAATCTGTTTCGGCTGTAGGAGCACTAAAATATAAATTACTAACTTCTGCAGGGTCTCCTGCTAAAAACAAATGATTTTGAAATTCTGCTGACATTGAAGGGTCTGTAGGTGCATTAGAATCTGTTATCTGTACGTAATTAGTTCCATCATATGTAGCTGCAGGGTTAATACCATCTGTTAAAACTATTTTAGGAGTACCAAAATTTATTTTTTCAAATCTAACTTTGCTTACGCCTGTCATTGTAGGTGAGCCACCACACGTTACTGCTGTCCATCCTATTTCTGTAGGAGTAGAAGTTACTGTAGTTTGTGACTCTGAAGTTCCACCTGTAAGAACATTATTAGTAGCAAACACAGAAGAAGGTGTATATCCAAAATCTATAGTTAAAGATGCACTAGCTCTAGCTTTTACTGTTCCTGTAATGCCTACTGCTGTGTTATCACTAGAACTAACTACGGCTGTTACTGTTTCACCTACTGTAAAGTTTGTTCCTTGTCCTGACGTTACAGCTACTGTATAAAAAAAGTTCCAATGATGTAAATAATTATTTCCTGAAGAAGGTGTTCTAGCTGCAAATATGCCTTGATTAATTCCGTTTGCTACACAAACACCTAACACTGAGCCTGTACCTGTAGCTGTACCCATGTTATTAGCAAAACCGCTAATACGTCTATAGCCTCCTTCTAAGTTAGGTTCATAATTAACTAACTGTATAGCTGAACCTGAAGACTCTGTACCTAAAGACAATACATCTGAACCAGTATTTAGCCCACCTCTGCAGACCGCTTTAAATGTGGATACTGCATCTGCCATATTACGAACTCAAACTTAACATATTTGTAGAATAATTTGTCCTGTTAATCATAGTAGACCGCATAGAAATTGGGTCATCTAATAGTAGTCTACGCATTACTTTAATGCCTTCTTTAAATTTTTGTTGATGTATTTGAGCACTTTGTTCATTTGACCTAAATCTCATCATATATACCATAGCACCATCAATAATAATATATTTAAAACGGTCAGGTATAATCATAGTATCACTAAATAAAGATAAGTCATCTGGAAATTTATAATATACATATTCTATTACATACGCAGCATCAGGAATAGGAGTAACTCCAAATTTTTCTTCTGCTGTTTGATACACTAAAGAAGGAGCAGTTCTTCCACCAGTTCCTGCAGCATCTTCTAAAGCTCTATATTTTTGTGTATAATTTTCAAATGTAATTGTAGGTAAAGCTTTTGGTGTATTACTTGCACTTGTTAATTCATTTAAATAAAATGTATCCCAATCTACACTAGCCATATCAGATTCAAAATCGTATGTTTTTGTACCTGCAGTTAGTGTTTGGGATTTAGTAGTTTTAAGAAAAGGAAATTGATGACCATCTTGTAGTATTTCACGTATACTATTATTAATAGCATCTTTAGCTATAGCTTGAACATTTTTAGCTGTAGAAAAACCATCACCTGAAACAGTAAGAGTAACTTCATTCATTCTACGTAAGAGGTCATTACATAAAGTTATATATGTTGTTGCCATCTGCTATCCTTTAGTTGTAATAAGAGGGCAAGTTTCCCTGCCCTCTCATGTTTTTATTTTAAGCTAGTAAGTCTCTATCAACTTCCGTAGCTTTGTCTACAGCACCGTGGTCGTTACAATCTATGACTGTAGCATAGACTCGTAATCGTCCTGTGGCTGCGGCAGCACCTGCAATAGTACAAT